AAACGGATTTGGGTAGAAAAGAATTTAAGCTCAAATTAATCTGACAGACACGGTAATTTTAAACGGGGGACTGTCAGATTAGGTTTGATCTTCTACAATTAAACTTGTCCCAACGCATATCTAAAAAAACCGCCAATGTGGCGGTTTGTTTAAGCTACTAATCTTAATGTTTGAAAAATTTGATAGATCTCTGGTTGGGGGATTTGTTTTAATAAATCATTAACTTTCTGTTTTGGATTTAGCTCCACTAATTTATCTGATAATTCAACATACAGAGATTCTAATACTTTACTTCGATTCCAGACAGTTTTATATGCCTTATTATTTAGTTTTTCCTCAATTTGCAGAAGTTGTTTTTCTTTATTGTATGTATATCTAAATAAATGCTCGCTCGTATTGTTTTGCTCATCAGTATCTGTAAATGATACTATTGCATACACGTAATTGTGGCTCTTTTCTATAATGATGCTAGAATATTCATCATCAAAGAAAGACTCTGACAGCTCCGATGGTTGTATTCCCTTTGCAATATTTAGACTAACGATTTTATCCATTAGTATGTTGATTTCATTAGTTATTCGTATCATGCCAACATTCTCCTCAATTCAATCATTATTGAATCAATTTCTTTTATTGATTTTTGCAGTGTATCATTATCTCTAGAGTCAACGCTACCAAATTTACTGCAAAGTTTGCTGTTTATGTACATAACAATAACTCCATCATTAATTGTGTCAGGAGTTATTCTTGATAGTAATCTATTGAATTTATAGTATAAAGTTTTCCCTTTAGCATCAATATTTAGATCACTAAGCAAATCTGCGGCTGAATTTTGGGCTTTACTCGTTAAGATTTCTCGTAACTTCCTTCTTGCCTGCGCTGGTCTTTTATGAACCAAAATTTCATCAACCTCTTGGTTTATCTTTTTTTCAGCGGCTTTCTTAAGTGCCTCTATGTATATTGGATCTATGTTGGTCGGTAATTTAGCCGTTAATTCATGTACTTTATTTTTGATTTCTTGGCGTTTTTGTTCAAACAACTTATTGAAATCAATATCATCTAGATAGGAATCTTGATTACTTAAATATCTCCCTTCAGAAGATATATTGCCTAGTTCGATTTTCCGTTTTTCATAAGTTTCATCGCTTATTTCAATATTATACTCTTTTGAGATTTGACACTTTGATCGTTCAACTTCTTTTTGAAAGACTTCCCACATTTTGTTTAATCCAGATTCTTCATGAAATATAACAACGGCATTATTGTCAATTTCGAAGGCCCTTATTTCGTTATCTGGTATTACTCTAAGGACTCGCCCAACAATTTGAGCGAAAGCATTTATGCTTCGATAAGGTCTAAATAGTGCAAGGATAGTTAAATATCGGTGATCATATCCTTCCATTAACATATTAACAGACACGACGACATTGCATTGATGATTTTCTATTTTCATTAATACATCTTGTTGCTCCTCGTATGGCATATCACTATGAATAATAACTACATTCATTCCTTTATCTTTATACCAACTAGCAATATCTTCAGCGTGTTTTATACTACACCCAACAGCAAGGATTTTATGAGGGACTTTAGGGGATAATTCTTTTAAAGAATTAAATTGCTCAATACTTCTGTCTATAACATCGAGAGAACAATCCTTTGATAAAGATACACATTTTTCTATCCATTCTTGCTCTTTTATCTCCATAACTTCTTCTAAGGTAAGCTGTTTATCTGGATTTTCAGGCAATGTAAAATATAGCTCATGGGCATTAACTGTTTCTTTTCTTAGGAATTTTACATATCTGGCTCGCATAACTTCAGAAAGTGGCGTTTCATGTATTTTTTCACCTGGTAGTTCTTGATTATCGCCACGGTATGGAGTTCCAGTCACATGAAGCTTTTTAGCGTTTGGGAAATACTCTAAAACTTTTTTCCAGCTTTCAGCTGGAGCATGATGTGATTCATCAATAATGATCATATCAAAAAAATCTGAAGGTACACGATTAATTAAACTAGATGACCTTGATGATGCCAATTTATGAATATTTGAAAAAATAATATGACTTTGTTCCAAGTGTTCATTAGAAATGTCAGATTCATATTCTGAAAGCACAGGAAGGTTATCAATGCTAAATATAATATCGTAGTTTATCCAAAAATTATCTTGAATAGCTTCTTGAGTTTTTTTAATGCTATTTTTCGTGATTAATCCTGGAGTAATAATTAGAACTCTACCATTACTGACATCAAAAGGTGCTATAGATATTAAGCCAGACTTTCCAGTTCCTGTCGGCAAGACAACCAATGCTTCTCCTGTGGGATTCTGATGGAAATATTCTTTTATATTAATATACGCCTCAATTTGAGGAGTTCGTAATTTATTATTACCAATAATATTTACTGGCGTTGTTTTAAAATATTGCATAGTAGTCCTTTTATATTTTTATTTATAAAAATATATTATTTAAGTTATAGTACCTAAATCTTTTCTTCTGTTACAAATACAGCTCAAGCATGTCCTTCAGTAATCAATATGTTCATTATATTTTCTCTTGTTCTTTAAATTTTAATATCCTGAGTTCTAGAACATTAACCTTTTCAATCACAAAGCACAGACCACCAGAAGACTTTGCTATCAACCGCCGCGCCAGACTTGACGACCAATAATTTTTAATTCGCCCAATTGCTCTTCACCTACTTCAATAGGCTTATATTCAGGATTAAAACTAAGCAGTGTGATTTTGTCGCCATTGCGTACAACTTGTTTGATATAGAAATTGTTTTTATACGTTAAAGCGTAGATCTCACCATCAACAATATCTGTATCGTGAATATTCACAATCACAGTGTCCCAATCTTTTAAAACTGGATACATACTATGCCCACGAACAAACATCGCTTTACAGCTTTCTGGTGTTAAATTTTTTTGTTTAAACCAAGCTTTTCTAAATAATAAAGGCTCATCAGATTTTCTTGGTATCCATTCCACAATGCATCCCTTTCCAGTGCCAGCGGATAGTTTTACATCATATAAATCAATCTCAATATGCGAATCGCTGTAATCTTTATCTTCTATTACTGCAACCTCATTTTTATCAAGAATGTCTTCGCTACCTAATAACCAATTCACTGAATAGCCGTATTTTTCGCAAATCAATCTAGCTGAATCAATACCTATCTTCCCATTTTTAAACCAATTATTTACAGCTTGGGGAGTTTTGTTTGATACTCTGGCTAACTCCGCCTTACTTACTCCAGACTCATCTAATATTTGCTGTAATCGCTCAACGACAAGTTTATCTCTGTTATCCATATAATCCTCCATTATTGAAGTGTAAATAAAATATTTACTTTTGCAATAAACTCAATATTTACATATATAAATTTATGATTTATTATTAATGCCAGATTCAATCAACTAAATATTGAGGTATTTATGACACCTATTGAAAAGGCAATTCAGGCTGTTGGCTCTCAAGCCAAATTAGCTCAGGCAGTAGGAAAGACATCTCAATTTATTTATCGAATGAAAAGAGCTGGGGGAAAAATTTCTACTCAAGACGTTTCAGCCGACAAATGGAAAGAGGTCACTGGTCTCCCTAAAAGCGAGTTATTCCCTGAATTTCAGGATTAACTTACCAACTAACTAATAAACAATCTTCAAGAAAAGGAATTATTTTTCATGAATAGCAAAGAAATACAGAGATTGTTACACCGAGATTGTAAAAACAGCTCAGGCGGTACTACTTCTCTTGCTTATACGTTAGAGAAGTCGCCAAAAACTCTCGGTAATAAGCTAAATGTTGATCTCGAACAAAACCAGTTGGGCTTTATCGAAGCGATAGAGCTTATCGCAATGGTTCAAAGCAAGAAGACGATCTCAGCAATAGCGGCACAAATCGATCACATCGTTATACCTATGCCGAAATGTGCTGATTGCGGTCAAGACGTTCTAGCAAGATTTCTAGATATTGCGGAATCAAGCGGACGAATTGGCAAGGAGATTAAAAGTGCGGTGAGTTCTGATTCAGAGCTTGGACGTAATTTATCTCAACGTGAAAAACAAAGAATCTTAGCAGAAGTGGAGCAGTTAATTGAGCAAGCTATCTGTTTGAAGATGGAATTGGGGCAATAGCGATGAACGCAGAAGATTTTATCCGTAAAG